CACCCTCATCTATGACACTTGGATTCTAAGTCAGGTACTCCGCTACAAACGGGGTCACAAACATGGCTTGGAAGGGTGGGGCCAAAAGCTCAACTACCCGAAGACATCCTTCGACGAGTTCGATAAGTACTCAAAGAAGATGTTGGACTACTGTATCCGAGACGTACTCCTTAACGTTAAAGTCTATGAAGTACTCGTAGAAGAAATCAAGAGAACCTTCAGGATTAACCCGCTGTTCAAACAAGGGATGTTCGTAGAGAATCAGTTTGCCTTGATCGAAGCAGACATCCGTCGATATGGCTGGCGGTTTGATCATGAGAAGGCTCAAGAACTGGTCGAAGAGATCGGACAGAGACTCAAAGAGATTGAAGATATCCTTGAGCCTCAAATTGGTTTGGTCTGTATTAAGAAGGACAGCAAGGATGAATACAAGAATCCGATCTTTAAAAAGAATGGGGAATATGCTGCCGCCACCTGTCGATGGTTCTCTATTGAGCCGTCCAATGCACTTGGACAAAGGCTTGTCGATGGTCCGTACTCCCGAATCGAGTTTCACCAAGGCAAACTTTCCTCAGACAAAGTGCTCAAGGCGTGGCTCTACAAAATCGGGTGGCAACCCGACGAGTGGAACTATGAGCGTATCAACGGGCAGTTTGTCCAAAAGAGTCCAAAGCTAACTGAAACCTCGCTTGCCCTCTTGGGTGAACGTGGGTTGCTCATTAGTGAATACAACTCGCTGGCTAACCGATATGGCATCCTCAATGGTTGGTTGAAAGAAGCAGAGTATGATGGGCGACTCCACGGAAAGATGTGGACCATTGGTACTCCTACATTCCGTTGTAGACACGAGGTCGTTGCCAATCTGCCGTCTGTCCAGCATGACAAAGAAGGAAACATCCTTTACAAGTCTGCTGGTGGTTATGGCTATGAGATGCGCTCCCTGCTGTTGCCCAAGAAAGGTTGGGTGATTGTTGGTGCAGACTCCTCGGGTAACCAGATGAGGGGCCTCTGCCACTACATTGGTAACGCTGATTTTACTAAAGAGGTTATTGAGGGTGATGTCCATCAAAGAAACGCTGTGGCTCTGGCTGAGTTCACTGGAGGCGTACCTAATCGAAAGCTTGCTAAACCTTTCCTCTACGCCTTTCTATTCGGTGGAGGAGCAGGCAAGTTGGCTCTCATTCTACAAGGAAAACGAAGTGATGCAGTCGGCAAGCAAGCCATTGCAAGATTCGAGGATTCAATTCCCGGACTTGGAGAACTGAAAGAAAGGCTTGTTGCTCAGTTCGAAAAGAGTGAAGGTCAATTTGGTAAAGGTAACGGTGTCCTCAGGGGTATCGACGGTCGCCTTATCTTTGTTGATAGCAAGCACAAACTCCTAGTGGCACTCCTGCAGACGCTGGAGGGTCTAACCTGCAAGGCAGCGGTGGTGTACTTCAAACAGAAGATGCAAGAGAAGGGTATTCCCTTCAATCTCCTGTTGCACTACCACGACGAGTTCGCCTTCGAATGTCCTCCCGAGTATGCCGAGGAAGCTAAAGCTATTGCCATTGAATCCTTTGCTGAAGCACCGAAGATCTTTGGTGTTGAATGCATGAGTGGCGATGGCAAGATTGGAACTAACTATGCTGATGTACACTAAAGATGTTGACACGATGGCACGAAAATACAAGGGTAATAATGAAGAATGAAGACTTTGATGTCGCCTTAATTGATGCTGACAGCCTGATCTACACGACAGCTTGGTTCTGTCCTAACAAGCACATTGCTAGACGTACTTTTAGGACACACATTGAGAGGATCATTGAGGATCTGGAGGCAAAAGATATCTATGTCTTTGTCAAAGGGAAGGGAAACTTCCGAACGGATATTGATATCAACTACAAGGCTCACCGATCCAAGACCAGTGATCCCGAGATGCAAGAGAGGGTAGCCCTCCTTACTGAGTGGGCACAAGGGGAGTTCATTACCTCTGATGGTGCAGAAGCAGATGACTACTGTTTCATCTACGCTAACAAGGCACTCGAAGAAGGACTCAAGCCTGTTGTCTGTCATATTGATAAAGACCTCAATATGATCCCGGGATTCCACTACAATTACAAAACCAAAGACACCTACATTACAACTCTTGAGGATAGCTTCCTAGCTATGCATCTGCAGTTGCTTACAGGTGATGCTGCAGATAACATCCAAGGTCTGTGGGGTATTGGTCCCGGTAGGGCTAAGATTATTCTTGACAACAAAAAGATGTCCGACCTCAAAGACAAGGTACTGACCTATTGGCGAGACAGTTATGAGAGGCCAAAAGCACAGTACAAGGATAAGTATAAAGGTAGGGATTGGGAAGAAGACTTCTACCGAGCTGCTAACCTGTTGATCCTTAGAGACAAACATGAAGAACTCAGGGAGCTAACCCCGGAAGAAATCCGAGCGAAGATGACTTGGGATTATCCCGAGGATGACATGTATGCTCAAGGTAGAACCGAGAATGTAGCTGTTATTGAGAATGGAGTCTCCTGGAATGCACCCCGGCGGGTTGCTGGAGCCATCATTGGAGAAGAACTAACTAGGAGTATTAGCGATTGTCAAATGGCCACTGGCGCTGCCGAGATGGACGAGAACACTTTAGTCCAGAAGATTACTACGGATTTATCTACTGTATCACCTTCCTCCTTACAGGAGAAAGATATATTGGCAAAAAGAGTTTTCACCAATATCGAAGAACAAAAAGAATCCGGGAAAGCAACTGGAAAACGTACACGAGCAGCTCGAAAGAAATCAACCGGCTGATTGAAGAATTTGGTATTGAGTGTTTTGACTTTCAGATTATCCTTCTCTGTGATAGCAAGTCAACGTGGTCCCATGCAGAGAACAACATCCTGCATAAGCTTGATGTGCTAACCTCGAAAGACAAACACGGATATCCTCATTTCCTTAACAAGCAGATTGGCGCAACCCGTTGGATTCCAAAGACATTCAACAAGGATGAAGCCAATCTTGCTGTAGACCTTATCCTTAACGACATTAAATACCCAAATGAAATCCAAGTATCCTTTTAATGTGTACGATGCCCTCAACGAAGACAGTGAGGTAGATACTCCCCGCCGACGTCGTCAAGAGATTGAACAAGATAAGCTTGAGATTGAACAGATCCAACATAAGCGTAAGAAGTTTATTGAGGATGAAAAGGAGCGTTCCAAGTGAAGATGCAACGCATTAAGCGCCCCATGTATAAGCATATGAAAAAAGTAATTGAGGATGGGACGGCTATTAGGGATCTTGAAGCACTCTTTAGAGAGATCCTTAAGGCAGACAATAACGCTTACATTAGCATTGACACTGAATACCGTGACTTCGGCAATGGCCTATCTGCCGTGGCTGCTGTCAGATGGGCGCGAGAATACACGGAAGAGGAATATGTTGCCCTTAAGGAAGAGATCAAAAAAGAAAAAGAGAGGCTGAAACAATTGGAAGAGGCAGCTCTTGTTTCCGAACGTGAGACCTACCTTAAACTTAAGGCTAAGTTCGAAGGATAAAATGAGTCAATGGTATTACGCCCCTTGCCCTAAGTGTGGTTCTTCTGATAACCTTGGTTATAAAGAGAATGACACTTGGGGTCATTGTTTCGGTTGCGGTGAAGACAGCCCCCTAGATTCCAACGAGAAGGTAAACAAGAAAGTGACCAAGAAGACTAAGGTAGTTGAACCCCAAGTGAGTCTGGAAGATATTGAAACTCTTGATATCCGGGGTTTCCAGGAGCGAGGTATTCGAAAGAATATCTCTGCCCATTACGGTGTCCGTGTTGCATACGCTGAAGATGGTTCTATTGCAAAACACTACTATCCGTACACCAAGAAGGGTCAGCTGGTTGGCTACAAAGAGAGAACCCTCCCCAAGACCTTCACCATCATTGGTGACGCTAAGGGTAAAGACCTCGAGTTGTTCGGCCAGAATGTCTCTAATGGAGGCAAACGACTGATCATCACTGAGGGTGAACTCGATGCTATGGCTGTTGCTCAAGCACAGTTTGACAAGTATCAGCGGTTCTACCCTGCAGTATCTATCCCTAGTGCCTCTCAGGTTAAAGTCATCCTGGAACAGAGGGAGTGGGTTAATAAGTTTGATGAAGTAGTCTTGATGTTTGACATGGATGAACCCGGTCAGAAGGCTGCTCAAGAGGCAGCTAAGATCATTGGGTTCGACAAGGTTAAGATTGCAAAACTCCCTGAGAAGGATCCTTGTGAAGTCCTAATCAAGCACGGTTCTGAAGCGCTAATGCGTTGTATCTTTGACGCAAGTACCTACAGCCCTGCTGGTATTGTTAAGGGTGAAGAGATCTGGAAGCAGTACAAGGAACGTCGTGCTGTTCAGTCTGTCCCGTATCCTGCTTGTATCAACGCCATCAACGAGAAGACTAAAGGGATGCGCCTCGGTGAGATTGTCCTGTTCACCAGCGGTACCGGCAGTGGTAAATCCACAGTTATCAAAGAGGTTATCTTCGAACTCTTGGAGAAAACCACTGATAATATTGGGCTGGTCTCCCTGGAAGAATCTGTGGGAGATACCGCTGAGAAGTTCATTGGGATGTATCTCAAGAAGAACCTTGAAGAAGACTCCGTGGATGAGTCTGAGGAGCGTAAAGCTTATGAGGCTGTCTTCGGTACCGAACGCCTGATCCTGTTGGATCACCAAGGTTCTGTCAGTGATGATTCTCTCCTCAACAAGATCGAGTATCTGGCTCTGCTGGGTTGTAAGTACATTGTCCTCGATCACATTACCATTGCTGTCTCAGAAGGTGCTGAAGGAAAGACTGGTAATGAAGCTATTGATTCGGTCATGAGTCAGCTTCTGAAGATCACCAAGAAGCACAACATCTGGCTTGGTGTTATTAGCCACCTCCGTAAAGGCCCTGAGCGTAAACCATTTGAAGAGGGTCACTTGCCTTCCATTGACGACATTAAGGGTTCTGGCTCCATTAAGCAGATCTCTTTTGATATCATTGCGTTTGCACGTAATATGACTGCTGACAGTGAAGTAGAACGAAACACTATTAAATTCAGGGTATTGAAATGCCGTAGGACTGGCAAGACAGGTAATGCCGGTGCTGCTCGTTACAATGCCGATACTGGTCGGTTGACCTCCCTGGACATCTTGGACTTTGAACATGAGTAAACGACTGCGGAAACCTGTAGAGGTAGCTTTCACCAATGAGCTTAATGCCCTTTTGGAGAGGTATAATGTTTACATGCAGGCCGAAGAACTATATGACAGCTGTGATCTGGTTATCAATGTTTGGTCTGCTGGCCCTTGCACAGAACCAGCATTCGCTGATGAAATGTTTGACTTTAATGTAAGTGATTATCTTAACTAAGAGGCAATTATAAATGGAACTCGTAGAGTACCTCGCTAGTAAAGTAGGAAAGGTAGTTCCTAGTTCTGACAAGACGTACAATGAAGGTGCTCGTCTCCTAGCTAACTTCCCTGATTGGGAGCTGCACCTTGATAGGATCATCAATGAAGCCTGGAATACACTGCTTAAATACTGCGTCCGCAATAAGCAGTCTAGCTATAGCGCAGCTGTTAAGCTCACGTTTGCTAGTGACCTTATCGGGAAAAGGATCGCAAGAGATATTGGAATTGATGAAACAAATATCAGATCAACCCTTGCCCTTGGAGACATCCTCTTGGAGACCTTCCTCCAAGCAGAGCTGATCGATATCTTCCGGGAGTATAACGGTAAACGAGCACCCTACATGGTGCGCATTATTGGAGAAGTGGATGCTGTTCGTCCTGTGTTGCTTGGTACTAGCTTTAGCCCTCTGGAACCGATCCGGGGGCTCCGGTCGCCACTGACCAAAGAGCCGTTCATCAAAGGATGGACGGATGCTGAACTGTTTCACAACTATATTGACGCTCCTTTTGTTCGTGCAATGGATAAGCTCCGAGCACAAGCATGGGAGCTAAACATTCCCGTACTGAATACCCTGATGGCCAACCCACCGGATAACCACCTTGATCTGGTGGATGAAGACGGTGTTATCCATCAGTATAAATTCCAAGGCGACAACAGTAAGTTGCCCAAGGAGTTGAACCACCTGGATGGTACTCCTTTCCTCGGCAACAAGGATGCAAAGCTCCAAAGACTCCTGTCTAAGCTCTTTGAGTACAATCAGGTTATTTCCAAGGCCCAGATGGTCAAAGAGAATGGAGGGAAGTTCTGGCAAGAGATCTCCTGTGACTATCGTGGTAGGATCTACTACCAAGAGCCTTTCTT